AAAAAGTTATTAGCGATACTGTTAATCCTAGCTAGTAGCGGCTGCTCTTTAATGGGCAAGTCGCGGTTTACTCCACCGGAAGTAAAGCCGGTCGAGGTGGTGACGATTGAGAAGCCAGCCCCGATGTATCACCCTCCGTTACCAATGGCAGTCAAGTCAGTTCCCGTGGAATGGAAGATACTGACACCGGACACAATGGAAGAGTATCTAGACGATTTAAAAGCAGGTGAGGCACCAGTCAATGCATGGTACTCACTGACAACGAAGGGGTACGAGAACCTCAGCAACAATGTGGCACAGGTTCAAAGATACATTCAGCAAGTGCTTTCGATCATTGAATATTATCGAGAGACAGATAAAGCGAGACAGGAAGACGATGAGCAAACTGACTGAAATGCTAAGAAGACATGAAGGTGTGGAGAGCCATGCGTACATGTGTTCACAAAACTTTTGGACAATTGGCGTTGGTCGCAATGTGGATCCTGGCGATAATGGTGCGGCAAGGGGTCTTGGTTTGGCGGATGATGAGATTGATTACTTACTTAGTAATGATATTAAGCGAGTGGAAAAAGAATTGAGTGACGAGTATGAGTGGTTTTCTGGTTTAGATGATGTGCGTCGAGACTGTATGGTAGACATTAGCTTTAATCTGGGCCAAACCCGTTTGAGAGGATTTAAAAAGGCTTTAAGTGCTATGGCAGAAAGTGATTGGGAAGAGGCCAGTGAGCAATTTTTAGATAGCCGCTGGGCAGATCAGGTAGGGAATAGAGCGACTGAGTTGGCTGAAATGATTAGAACAGGGGAATACATATGATTTGGGCAGGTCCACAATCTCTTCCGCGTTCTCCAGGAATTGGATGGGGGCACGGGGGCGTACAGCAGCCTCAGCCTCAGCCTTATTTTCCCCAACCTCAGCCTCGCTTTAATCCTTATGCTTCTCAAAATCCTAAATTCATGCCTTTACCAGGCCCGATGCCCGGACCCATGCCCCCTCCGAGAAGCCCAGGAAAAGGTCGTTCTTATAGGCCGCCTACATTCCCGAGCAATTATGGACAGATGAGGTATACGCCTCAGCGTTTTGGTGGTTACGGAATTCCTTCTAGTTTACCTGGTATTTTGAATCCCCCTATTGGTCCGCCTCCAGGTGGTCCAGGTAAGGGACGGCGTCCAGGTGGCCCAGGAAGGAAAGGTGGCGGCAGTCCAGGCAAGGGAGGTGGCGGCAGCCCAGGGCAGTTTCCCCCAAGCGGTCCTCCACCAACTCAGTTGCCTTCTCCTCCACCAACTCAGTTGCCTTCTCCTCCACCAACTCAGTTGCCTTCTCCTCCACCAACTCAGTTGCCTTCTCCTGGCCCAGGAAGCCCAGGGAAAAGAAGCCCTGGTAGCCCCGGAAGAAAAGGCGGAGGTGGTCAGCCCCAAGAACCAGTAATGACGGATCAATATTTTCCATCTCACCAAGTGGTGACGGGCCGTGGTGGGCAGATGCAGACCCCAAACGTTCAGCCCCAGCCAGGTTCTGGTCAGCCCCCATCTATGGGTAGTATGGTGGATATCATGCCTGGTGGGGCATCTAATCCTCATCAGATGTTTGGCACGTTAGGTGGTCCTGGTTACGGTGAGTTTCCATTAGGGACTGCTGGTCCTCGGGTTGATCCGAGTGACCCCGCATACAGAGCTCCTCCAGGTAACAGGTCTATGGATGAGGTGACAAATCGGAATCTGGAACTTCAGCAGAACCAGACTAATCAGTTTCGAGCACAACCGGATATATACCGTGGTGGGCAGATGCAGCCCCAGATAGGTCGTCAGCTTAGAGCAGTCCGTCCCCATATTCAGACAGACGTTCCTAAAGATCTTGCCCAGGCCGTGCGTCGGACACACCCCCAGCCAGGTTCTGGTTTCGATATGCCACCGCCTCCAGCTCCATTAGCTATGGTCGGAGATCCTGTTGACGTAGGGTTTTCAAGCGGAGTCACTGTCCCTCAACCCACAATGTCACAGGCGCAAAAACGGGCGCAATACTTTCAGCAACAAAGAATGAACAGAGCCGGATATAGCACTGGTGGGATTACCGATTTACCAGTGGATCGCAGGCAAAATGGAGGTAAGACAGGGGATTCTGGTTCTAAAACTCGTATGTCAGAGTTAATGGATCAAGGATTTTCTTATGATGAAGCTTTAAATGCTGCGATTTTAGAAAAACAAGGGGCTAGACCTGTTGCGTCTGGCGAATCTGCAAGTTCTTATGAACAATCACAAGCGGATCGTCAACGGCGGTTTAACGAAATTCAGACTCTTGCGCGTCAAGAAATGCTCCGAAGGATAAATGAAGTTGAAGGTCATGTACCCGGTGTTCAACGAGGCTTTTTAGAGACGACTCTAATGAATGAGATTCAGCAGGATTATGATAAGTATCCTCGTGGTGAATATGTTTTCAGAAGGGATAGAACTGAATAATGCCTCTTCGTAAGATTTTATTTCAGCCTGGGGTTAACAAAGAAGGTACTGAGTACAGTGCGGACGCAGGCTGGTACGACTCAGACAAGGTGCGTTTTAGGAAAGGCCGCCCAGAAAAAATAGGCGGTTGGTCAAAGTACTCGCCTGAGTCATTCCTTGGCGTATGTCGATCGATTCATGACTGGGCCTCTCTGGAATCTATTCGCTACATAGGAATAGGGACGCATCTCAAGTTCTATGTCAATGAAGGTTCTTCTTTCAACGATGTCACGCCCATACGGTCCACGACTTCGGCAGGAGATGTAACGTTTTCCGCCACTAACGGATCGTCTACGATTACAGCAACTGACACCTCGCACGGGGCGACGGTCAATGACTTTGTTACTTTCTCTGGATCCGCTTCTTTAGGTGGCAACGTCACTGCAGCCGTACTGAATCTGGAATATCAGATAGCCTCGGTGCCGACAGCGAACACGTTTACTTTCGTTGCCAAGGACTCTGACGGGAATACCATCACGGCCAATGCGAGTGATAGTGGTAACGGTGGTAGCAGTGTTGTTGGTGCGTATCAGATCAGCACCGGACTGAATACTTACTTAGAGGGCACAGGTTGGGGTGCAGATACGTTTGGTGCGGGAACGTTTGGTAGTAGTAGTGCCATCTCAAGCAGTAACCAGCTTCGGTTGTACACTCAGGATAACTTTGGTGAGGACTTAATATTTAATGTGCGCGGTGGTGGCGTGTACTACTGGGATGAGTCTTCTGGAACTTCGGCAAGAGCGGTTGATTTAAGCAGCTTGAGTAGCCCGTCTAATACACCGACTGGCGCGTTACAGGTGATGGTTTCGGATATAGACCAGCACGTCATTTGTTTTGGTGTTAATGCGATTGGATCAAGCTCGATCGATCCGTTGTTTATTCGATGGTCGGATCAGGAGTCTGCTGCGGATTGGACGCCAACAGCAACGAACACGTCTGGCGGTGTGCGGATTAACTATGGATCTCGTATTGTTGGTGCGCTGCAGGCCAGACAAGAAATACTTGTGTGGACAGATGCAAGTCTGCACAGCATGCGCTTTGTAGGTTCTCCGTTTATCTTTCAGTTCAGCACCATCAGTACCGACATATCTATGATATCGCCTAATGCTGCCGCCAATGCGCGGGGGTCTGTGTACTTCATGGATAAGGGAAATTTTTATGTCTACAACGGGGCGGTGCAGCCGTTACCTTGTAGTGTCGCGGACTATGTGTTTTCTAATCTCAATGTAGGGCAGGCGTACAAAGTCTTTGCCGCTGAGAACAATGCCTACGGGGAGGTCACATGGTTCTACCCGGTCGGCAATAACGACACAGAGATCACGAATTATGTGACATTCAATTACGAGGAGAATCTTTGGTCTGTGGGCACATTAGCTAGAGGGGCATGGCAGGGCGCGGCGACTCGAGACAAACCTTTGGCGACATCTATTATTACGGACACTGATACGAATTACCTGTACAACCATGAGGACGGCTACGACGCTGATGGATCCGCAATGACGGCCTACATTGAGTCAGGTGATATAGAGATGGATGAAGGCGGTCGGTTTATGTTTCTGACGCGGATGCTTCCAGACTTTAAATTCAGTGGAGATACTGACGATGCGTCAATGAGCGTGACGATCAAAGGAAAGGATTTCCCTTTGGAAACATCATCGACATTGGCGACGGCTACGGTGACAAACAGTACCAAGCAGAATCATTTACGGACACGGGCAAGAGAATCCATAGTCAGACTAGAGAGCACAGGATCTGGTTATGGGTGGCGCTTGGGTGATCTGCGTTTTGATATGAGACAGGACGGGAGGCGGTAGTGGCATCACAAAGACAGGATCCTTTACCTATAGCGACAGAAGAATATGACGCGGACAATGAGCGTATTCTGCGCAGGACGGTGGAGTTTACATTACAGACCTTGGAAAACGACGTGCATTTGGCGAAGACGCAGGGCGATAAAGATGGTTCTTTGGCGATGCGTCGGTTTCAGTTCCTTACGATGGGTGCTTCTTGACGGACGTTATTAAAGTCCTGGGTCAACTTGATCCGGCGGCAACTACCGCTACAACGTTGTACACAGTTCCTGACCTTACCCTGACTACGGTAAGTTCTTTGGTCGTCTGCAATAGGACAGCTTCTGGTGTGACCTATCGGGTCTCGATCCGAGTGGCCGGTGCTAGTGCGGATGACAAGCAATATTTATTTTATGACAAGGCATTGGCGGCTAAGTCAACGGACGCGCATGTGATCGGTATCACATTGAATCAAGCGGATGTGGTAACGGTATACGCCAGTGCGGTCGATCTATCTTTTAATCTGTTTGGTGTGGAGACGAGTTAAATGAACAATCCTCCTTTTCAGGGTGTTGCCAACCATCTAGCCGGTTACGGCAGGTACGGTGATAGCCAGCTAGTGCATATGAACCCAGCAGAGGTTCAGGGCATTGCTTCGTTGGTTCCAGGCGGAAAGTTAACGACCAATCCTGTTACCGGACAGCCTGAAGCTTTTCTTCCTTTCTTGATTCCTTTAATCAGCCAGTTTGCCCCTGCTGCATTTACTGCTGCGGGAGGTGCTTTAGCCGGATCTGGTCTTGGCGCTACTGCTTTAGGTGGTGCCATAAGTACTGGCCTTACAGCTCTTGGATCTAATGCCGCACTCGGTAGTGCTGTGGCGTCTGGGGCAATAGAGGCTGCGAGAACAGGAGATTTAAAGAAAGGGCTTATGTCTGGAATTACCAGCTTTGGTATCGGTAAAGCGTTGGGTGGTGCTTCAGAGGCTTTATCCCCAGAGGTTGGAGCTGCGGCAGAAAATGTATCGGCTGTAGGGAAGCAGGTTGAAAGTGGTGCAGATGCCTTACGACAAGCAAATACAACATTAAGTGGTCTGACACAAGGTACTCCCGAGTATGCAAAGGCTGCGGAAAACGTAGCAAACCTTCAGAATGCTCAGAACGTTTTGACTCAACCGAACTTAAATCCGTTCGAACCTGGGCTTATGACTCCTCAAGAAGCGGCCCAACAGGGATTATCTGATGCCCGATTGGCTGCAAGGCAGGATGCTTTTTCTTCCTTTAAAGAATCTCCTATGAAGTTTACCCAAGAATTTGGGAAAAACCTGATGCAGCCCGGCTCAATGGTTCCCATTGCTATAGGTGAAGGTCAACGCGCACAGATGGAAGCCGATGAAGAATTAGAAAGAATGGATGCCATGAATGAGGAGAATAGAAGGAAAGAATACCTACGTTCTCTTGGCATTATGGATGAAGCGTACGGGCGACTGTCCCAGGATTATCCAGGGTATATGAACACGGGCGGCATTGTGTCTTTAAACCCCGATGACTACATGCAGCGACGTGACGGGTTTAACAGCTTAGGCAAAACAGTCCATATGGATAATGGGGGTAGGGTCAACAGAAGAATGGGGCTTGATGCTTCTAGATCTGAAGCACGAACACAAGATGCCGTTTCGGCTTTGGCAGATCGAGGGAACATTTCTTCCAGCGGTCTTCAGGAGCTTGTGCAGCGTTTAGCTCCAGACGCAGATCTTTCTGAGTTTATGCATGACTTCGGTCCTGGATCTGCAGCAGATCGTCAGGCGAACATTCGTGGTTCTCAGGTCATTACACCACAGGAATTAGCCCAACTAGGTCGTCCAGGATTCGGGCCTGAGATTCAATACTTTAGACGCCCTGATGAAGCGGCTCCAACGCCTCCTCCAGGGGGAGAAAACCCCGGTCCAGGAGGTCCAGGCAAAGGTAGAAATGCGGAAAGCGATCAATTTATGAATGATCTTCTTGCTGGAAGAAACACACCTCCACCTGCTTCTACATCTCCTGCCGCTCCTGCAGCACCTGCAGCGGATGCACCGCCGGTTGCGGCAACACCGCCCGGTTCCATAGAGGAAGTTGTGGCAGATATTCAAGCTCCTGCTGTGGATCCTAGAGAGACGGTAGGGATGTATGGACGAGATGGAATGCCAGGAAGGGTT